GTTTCAGATGGATATTCAGGTAGTATGAATCCATCTTCAACAGGTAAACCACTTAAATCAGCCCCAAGAGATATTCCAGTTATAGCATCTTTTATTTTTCTCCTAATAAGGAAATGATTTATATCAAAACCACTACCTGATGGAGGGATTGGTTGATCTAATGTTAAATATGTTATTCTATTTACCCCAGAGCTAGTTGGATTTACATTTATAATTTTATATGTATTTGCTTCATCATATTCAAATCTTATTTCATCTCCTACTTGAGGTAAACAAGGAACTTGTATAGGATTAAGTCCTGAGTCGGGTATATCAATTTGTTTATTATTTATAGTTAATGCTCTACCTAATTCGGTAGAACTTGTTAGTACACTAAGACTATTTGATCCAGTGAACCAAAAGGTAGCGCTAGCTGATGGGACTGATAAATTTTTAGTTGTTATTTGTAAATAAGGTCCAGGTCCATATGCTGGTCTTTTATACATAATAGTACCGCCAGTATTAGTTATTGTGACCCATAATTTATCTCCAGTTTGAGGTAAAAAATTAGATATAAAACCAATCTGGTAAGGTGCAAATCCTCCAGTATCTCCTATACGTCTATCTAATCGTGTTATATTACCTCCTCTATTTAAATATAAATCTAAATACCAAGTTCTAGCACCACTAGGATCATCATAAAAACTTCCTCCAAATTCTATATCTACAAAATTTGTAGGTATTCCTGTGAATTCAAAATATACTTGTTGGAAATTAGCTGATGGACCGGTTGTTTCTATAGTTCCACCTTCTGAGTAGTTGATTCCTACTCTTGGTTGAGAAATCTGAGTACTATACCATACATTTCTAGTTGTGTAAGGGTATACATTACTATTTGGTGCACCATCATTATTTATTAAATATGAGCTATAATCAGGACCATTAAGGTTTGATCCTTGAAGATTAGTAAATTCTATTTCATTAGTCCATGCCACATCATTATTACCATATGTGTCAATAGTATATAATACAGGAATATAAGATTCTCCAGATAAAACTATAGATTGAGTTGAATTAAATACAGGAGAAGTTTGATAAAGTAAATTACAATATACTTTAGAATCTCTTGGAAAAGAATTTATTATATTATAATAAGTAGCGTTATCAGCAGAAGGACTATAAGTAGTTCCATCTTCCCCAATCAAATATTTTATAACTGGAGCTGTGGTATTTTTAAATATAGGATTATTTGATTGTAAACTACTAAAATAGGCGAAATAAGTAGTTGTATTTTCTACATTAGGGATTCCATTATTAATTATAAGTGCTGATGAATTTGGAATTTCTGATAATTCTTCATTACTAAGGCCATTTTGTGATGGTAAGTTAAAGCCAGGACTAGTTGTTCTTACACCATTATATCTAGGAAATACATTAGCATGAGCATTATAAAGATAATCATTTACTTCTGCTCTTTGAGCTATCCCATCTATAATTTGTTCTAAATTTGAAGGAATAACACTTCCTGCGTCATAAAGTACCTCTTGAACAATGTTACTTATATCATTTTGACTAAAGTTATTAATTAAAACATCACAATCACTATAATAAAAATTACTATATAAATAAGGTTCTAAAATTATAGAACTAGTAGAGGTTTGTGGAGATTGAGATTGAGTAATATTAAATGATAATCCGTGGATACTGGCGGTATTTACTGTTAATAAACTTATAGAATTAATTTTTGGAAAATATCCATCTCCATAAAAAGTTCCATTCCAAGTTCCTGAGCCTGAGGGAGCTATTATATGGATAGTGAAGGCAGAGATGAAAGTCAAAGGAAAATAAAATGATCCAGGAGTATTAGCGGGGATATATCCTATAAATCCAGATGCATTTTCGATATCAGTTATAGGATTTATACTACATGTTAAATCTAATAAAGGAGGGCCATATACAAGATTATTATTAGCAGAAGAGGAATAGGATGAAGGTATTTCTATTTTTAAAAGAAAAGGAATACTATTGCCCCAAGGTCGATTAACACCACTAAATTCTAAAGATAATATAGATCCAGAAGTAGTATAAATAATATCAGGGACTAAAACTACACCAGATGATGGGGTTGGAGATGTTTCAATATTATAATATGAATTCCAACCGACTCCACCAACATTATATGTTGCAGAAGGACTATAAATTCCATCTTGAATTATAGATACCCATCTTGTTGTAGCAGCTCCATAACTTGCTGTTGGTAGATTTTGGTTATATGGAGCTCCATTACTGTTATTATCTGGGGTTGTGTAGAATGTATTATTAATACTATTATTTATACTCGCATCTCCAGTTCCTTCTATCCAAGCATTCACTTCATATTGATAAGTTTGAATTGGTGATAGAGAACTTCCTGAGATAGTAATACTATGAGTAATACTATTATCGGTTAGAATAAAGGTATTATTACTAGATATTAAGGGAGAAGGAATACTTCCTACAATATTAGAAACAGTATGAGGATATATAGGATCATAAGCATTTATAGCTATAGAAAAAGATGATGATGTTGTAATAGTGATATCTATAGAAGCAGTGAATTGTATATCACAATTGGGGGTAAGAGGAAATACATAATGTCCACTACTAGTGTTAAATCCATCAGCTGTGTCTATTATGGTTGCCCAACTTGATGTTAAATAATTATATCCTACATTTAAAGAACCATTATAAGATGAAGTAGCTTCTAGAGAATAATCTAAAACATTATCATCATCTATAAATACATCTGATGTAGAAGAAAAAGTATCAGAAGTTACTTCATACAAATAATAATTTTGATATTCTGTTATATTAGTGACTGTTAAAACTCTCCAGTATTAATATTAGAATCAGTCCACTTTAAACTAGTTAGTTCTTGTAATGAAAATGTATTAGCATTTCCAAGTTGATCTATCCTAGCTACTTTAGCATAAGTTATAGTTCTAGTATAATATATGGTGGGTGATGAACTAGTATCAGTTGTTTGATAAATATAAATTAAAATTTGTCCAGGTCCTGGGACTGTGTATCTATGAAAAAATTCAGGAAAAGAATCATATGTGATTGTTTGTGAATTTATATTAAATTCAGTCACATAAGGAAAAATACTATATTCTACTGGTTGAGTACTTACTTCTAAAAACTGTTGGCAGTCTGGGTCTGTTAAATTTCCATCACTAACAAGGATACCTGATCCACTAAATTCTCCATTCACAAATTCTTCCATAGTATCATGGGTAAATGATACTAAACCTAAAGGAGTTATATTAGAATCAGGCCAAGATTGAGTTATATTTACTATTAAATCTACAGTTGTGTTAGAGGCTGATTGACTAGATAATAAATTCCTAAGTTTAAAATTAGGCCAAGTTCCGGCGTAACTTCCAGTTATTTCTTCTATTGGAAAAGATTGTTCATCAGTGGATGCTATATAAGTTTTTTGCCCATACAATTGAGTTGCTAAACTATTTATAGAAGATGTTATTATAATATTTTTTAACGACATTTTAGTAAAATATATTTAATGATCTAGATACAGGACTGCCTACAAATGTTATATCACTATCTGTGGATACTCGTGGTTGATGATATCTGTTTCTTTCTAATAATGTTTGTTTTATAACTATACCTGAGGCTAAACCTGCTCTTGCTGGTGTAAAATCCTTGATCATTTTAAATAATGAATTATCATAAAATTTAATTAATCTAATATAATCATTTAAATCATAATTATGAGTATATTTAGAAAAATAATAGTCTCTTAACTTATTAAAATCAGGATAATAATTTAGTGAACCTGATATTAAATAACGTGGATCACCAATATATGAACCTATATTGAAAGAACCAAGTTGAGCTATAATATCATCGTTAATTTCATCTTGAGGTGAAAAGGCTGCTTCAAAATAATTTACATCTTTAGTGAATGTTTCAGTAGAATATGGATCCTGTTGTATAGAAATATATTGAGATAAAGTATTACCTGGGGGTAAACTCATACTAACTATTCTAATTTTTTCAGATACTGAGTTTTTGATGCCAGATGTAAATTGATCTTGGTATAATGTTTCAATATTAGGTTCAAAAGTAAATGTACCATTTAAAGTATATGTACTATTTCCTACTGAGACAAATGATTGAGTAACTGGGTATTGAGATATAGCTGGGTGGATGGATTGTCTAGAAGTTTGAGTTATGTTATTATCTAATACTGTTCCTAAAGGGGCTCTAAAGCCTAAAGTCATAGGAGAGGAATAAGGTGTTTCTAAAGCTATTCCTTCAATAGAATATGGATTCATTATATAATCCTTAAAAGTATCAAGAGGAAAAGCTATATTATTAATAACCGCGTTTCTAGATCCATATAATCTAAGTTCTTGAAATGAACCTGAAAATGGATAACAGGTTTTTCCGTCTAAAGTAGTTGAAGAAGCAGTTGATAAGAAGAAAGAACTTGTTGGTAAATTAAATAAAGAATCAATAGTTGTTGATGAGGCTGTGGCTATAAATCCTATGTTACTTCCATCATACCCATTATATAACTTATTGCCAGCATATAAATAAGTTTTAGTAGTATCAGAAGTTACCATAACTGACCACCATCCTTCATCAAAGAATGGTAAGTAAACACTGCATGAAGTTCCATTATTTAAATCAATTAATTTTAAATCTCCATAAGTATTATATGAGCTTGTTATGGCCCCAAGATAAGATCCACTATTAGATCCAGAGTAATTTAATATAACAGCGTATTTATTAGTTACATATGATAATATTTGAGAGTAAGGATTTGTAGTTGGAATACCAAAAGTTTTAAATCTAAATTCAAAAGCTATAGGATTACCAGTTTGACCAAGAACTTGAGCATATTTAGTTTGTATATATCCTGATCCAGAAGTTGTAAATGAATAATTAAATTGCTCTACAAAATTATCCCAAGATTGATTTTGATATGATTTACCTCCAAACTCATTTACTCTTAAAATAGTATCAGGAATACCATAAATATCTAATAATATTTTTAAACCTTCTGTAGTGCCTTTTTTCTTTAAAAGGATAGGAAGATTATGATAAATTCTTTTATAAATTTCTTTATTTATATCCTCTACAGGTTCAATTGAACTTGTTAAAGAAGCTGTTATTATAGTATTAACATATTCTAATCCTGTTGGGGTAGGTAAAGACCCAGTTATATTAGGGATATTAAATAAACTGCCTGAGGGGGTTATACCTAATAAAGCTGAGTATAAATTGTTTGTGGAAAAATTGTTTTGGTATATTTTTATTCCTAAATCTCGTATTGCTTGAGCTACTATATCTTTTGATATACCATAATTTAATCTATTATCCGCGTCAAATTTATTAGTTATATCTTTTAAATAAATCCAAATATTATCAAAATGTTGACCAATCATTTGAGTGAATAGAAAATACTGTTGATTAGTATCATCTTCTCTTAAATAAGTAGGAATAGTATTGATTAAAGCATCATTATTTTCTGAGTCATAGTAAGATGCTGAGTATAATTGTCCTGTTAACCAGTTAATTCCTTGAAGCGAATTCACAGAAGTATTTACATAAGGATATTCTGAGTTAGTTTTAGGCCAAGCTGTGCTTCCAGATTCATAATACAAATAATATTCATAACCATCAAAATTGGTTATAATATCATTTATTTTATTTAGCCAAATTAATTGGCTAGCGGAAGTATAATAATTAATAGATCCATTAGTATAACTAGCACTGTAATTATATTCTTCAATTAAAGATAATTTATAATAAAAATTCTCTAATCTTGTTTGAGCTGATGAAAAATGAACAAATTGAGAATAGTCTGAGTAGTCTACATTTATCTCAATTCCTTTTTCCGCTAAAATACTATTTATTTGATATAGTAAACTTCCTGAGCCTAATAATGAAGAATTTTGGTTTAGGAGATTTTGATTATAATAAGGAGTTGAATTATTTATTTGATCTTGAATATCAAGATTAAAATTAGGACCACTTATATAATTTAATTCTTCATCAAAATTAAAAATAGTTTGCAACTCAATTTGATAAGCTAATGATTCAGCTATTTGTTCAACAACCCAACATTGAGAGTTTATATTAAATTCATTAGGTAAGGGTTCATATAATTTAATTAAAACTGTAGGATCATTAGGATTAGTGTTATCTAGAGCTATATTATTAGCAATGATTAACTTATTGTTACCAAAATCTAAATAAAAATCAAGATAAGTACCTGTGGAAGCAGCTATTTGAGCTGAGAATTGATTAGTCAGATCAATAACATCAACATTATTAATTTGTGTTGTATTTAATCTTAACTCAGTTCGATCTGTGCTTATATCTTGAATATAAAAGACACTACTTGGAGAGGAAGATAATTTTCTTTTTAAGAAATTATATATTGTATAATATTGACCCTCAGTGTATCCTTGACTTTCTAGATCTTTTTGGGGATCAATAGTGATTAAATTATCTAAAAGTTTATAATTAGGCCATCCACTAGTATTACTAAAAAGAATATTTTGATTTAAATCAACAATAAAATATTCAATATAGTCTTGGGTAGGATCAAAAATTATATCTGTTTGGATAAAATTAGATATAAGTGTGTCATCTTCAATAGAATAATTTTGTAATTGAAGGGTATCAGGATTTACACTTTGTATATTAATTATTTTCTCCATTATATTTGTTGTGAACCTGTTAAACTTATATCTATTAATTGTTGATTAAGTTCTAAATTAGTTTGTTGAAGTAAATTAATTTCATCTATTAAAGCTTGAATTTCATCATTCAATGGATTAAAATTAATATACTCTGAGCTTCTTTTTATAAGAGTTTCATGTGAATTTTCTCCTTCTTTAGGTATTTGAAAAAATAATTCATCATAATAAGCAAAAAATTGTTCAATAGTAATTGAAGGAGATGTGATTATTTTTCTTATTTCTTCTTGAGATAAAGTAGTAGCTAATTGAGAAAATTTAGTGTCAATAACTTTCTCATATTGATTTTTAGCATATACTCTTTTATTTAAATTAACTTTCTCCATTATCCATTTATTACTTTAAAATAATAATCATTATCTAATATTAAAGTATTTCCATTTAAAATAGTTTTAATTAGTATTTTATAATATCTTTCAGGTTCTAATCCATCCATATAAAGAGTAAAATAACTACTTTCAGTATCTTTACTTAATTTAGTATAAATGTCATCAAAATCTATTACATATTCATTAGTATATAAATCTTGGACAGCATAATAAGATTCATCAGGTAGATAATAATTTTGGGTATAGTATGATGAAGTTTGAAATGTTCTAGCTGGGTATTCTGGGCGAGAATAAACTTTAAATTTATTTATACTATTAGGATAATATGTTCCTTGATTTTCACCTATTGTGACTACTAAAGGAAGTACATTTATATTAGTAATTCCAGATGATCCAGTATTAATAATACAATCATTCCATTTAAATTCTAAACATGGTGGATAGATAGTGTGAGTATCAATTGAAAAATATTTTATTTTAGGTTGAACATCAATATTATTTATAAATTCATCTTTTTGTTTTATAATAAATCCATTATTTTCATATGATCCACTATACCAAACTTCAACTATATTAGTCACATTTATATTAAGATCTTTATTTGAATAAAATCCAAAAGTTTGAGATCCACTTAAAGATTGGGTTATATACCAAGTACCTCCTCCAATTGAAGTACTAGAAGAATAAGATCCTGTACTTCCTGGGGAGAAAGCTCCATTTGTCCATAAGCTTCCACTTAAATAATCTTTATAAATCCAACTAGCTCCATTTGTAACTTCAGGATTATAAATAAGTCTACCAGTTCCCATATTCCAAGATTGAGATACAGGATAAACTTCAATTGTAGTATTTTGATTTAAAGAATTAACTTCGGCTGAGAAGCATTTTAAATTAGTTTGCCATTGAGAACCAGATATTTTATTATCAATAATTTCATCTATTTCTGTAGATGAGAATTGAATTAAAAATCTACTGGTTTGAGGGGTAGGATCAATTAATCCGTTTACTTCTAAAGAAGTTTCTAATATAGAATCTAATCCAGTATTTCTGTTAGGATATACTGAGTATAATGTAGTATCTTGAGTTGGAAATATTTTATATACAGCCATTGTTTAATTTTTATAATGAGACTACTCTTCCTTGAATATCAGCTGATGGGTATTTAACTTCAAAAATCATAGGGTCAATTGAAGGATAAATTACACTATTTTTAGTAGCTCCAGAAATATCATAAGCATAATCTGAGTATCCTAAACTAGAACCAACTAAATTTAGTATTTCTATATTTTTGACAGTTTGAACTCCTTCTATTTTATCTAATAGAATATAAAGATCTCTTAGCATTATAGGTTGGTTTATTTGCCAGTTGTTTATATTAAAATAATCTTTTAAAACTTTTAAACAATTATTTAATACTTCGTTGTTTAAATAATTAGGTAAAGTAATAATATCAAAATTAATTCCTATATTAATTATAAAAGCATCTTTAATATTAATAGCATCATTTATCATTCTATATTGAGAAAGATAAGTAGTTAAATTTTGCTTTAAAGCGTATGAAGCATAATTTAACTGTTTATTAACATCATATGTTAAAACATATAAATCTAAAATACCTAAATTAATATTAGATAAATTATTTTGATTTCTCCATATTTAGCAGGCATAGATAATGCTCTTACTAAATAATCATCTTGAGTAACATTTCTTTGTTGACTAGCGAAATTAACTGAGGAGTTTTGTCTTATTTCTTCAATTGAGTCTCCGTCGCCTCCCCCACTAGCTGCTGATGGATTGGTAATAGCTAGAGAACTAAAAATAGAATTAGCTAAAACAGTATTTGTTAAATTTGGATTTAAAAATTGGATGTTTCCGTTTAGTCTAGTTAAAGTATTAGCCCCAGTATTGGCTGTTACTCCTCCTCCGGTTAAATATCTAAATGTTAATGTGGTATTTGAAGGAGCTATACCGTAAGTTTTTGTATATAAAAAATTAGAAGGAGAGTAAGCAGTAGTTAATTTAGTTTGTTCAAAAGGTAATCCTATACCTACATTATCTGGGTTAGGGATTATGATTTCATCTAAATCTGATACTATTCCTGCTCCAAACTGAATTTGAAGTGTTGTTGAATTTTTAAGACGAGTGGTAAATCTATATTGGGTTTTTTTAAGTTTTAATAAGTAAGGAGTATCTCCATATTGTGAGAGATTTGGATCATTAGTATTAGTATTTTTAATAGAATCATAAATCATTTCTTGACCTAAGTAATCTACTTCATACCATTGATTTCCTTCAGAATCAACACAATCTAAAATACCTACTAAATTTGAAGTGTTAATTTCAATTGTTGAAAATTTAATTGGAGAATTAAATGAAAAAGATATTGAATTAATATTAGCTGATATAGCTTTTCTAGTCTTTTTTAACAAAAAAGAAACAGGTATATTAGTAGATGTTACTTGAAAAATAGTTACATCTGTTGGATCATTAGAACTAGACACTGTAAAATCTACAGCGTCATTTATTAAAAAACTTATACCTTGATCAGTTACAGCATTAGAATTAGGAGCTATATATAAAGCATAATCAAAATCAGGAATGTATGAACCCGCTGATATTTTGGCGGGAACTTGTTGGTAAAAATCAATATCTGTTATAGCTACTCCAGTGACATTAGGTTTATAGCCAAACATATATGCTAGTTCAAATAAATTATTTGATTGACGAGCAAATTGTAAATAATTTTCTTGAACTTGATTATCTAAATAAAATGATAAAACATCACCTACATAAGCAGCCATTTCAATAAACATCATTCCTGGTGATGCTGGGCTAAAGTCATTGTATGTAGTTGGAAAATAGGTTCTAGCATAGTCTATTAAACTTGCTCTATATTCACTAAAATCTTTATTTATGTATTTTATATTTTTATTTACAGCCATTATTGTATAAATGTTATTTGTGCTTGATCAGTTAAATCAGTATTTAATATAGTATAAGTAAATTTAACAGTTAATTCATTATAATCAGGATTTTCTAATATATCTAAAGTATCTAATCTTATGATAGGAAAATATATACTAATTAAATTTTGAATATTATCTTTTAAATTTTCAGTATTATTAGATGTTATTTGTTCGAATAAGTAAGCTCTTATATTAGCTCCGAATCCATTATTTAAATATCTTTCTTTTTGATTAGTTAATAAAAAGTTAATTAAATTATTTCTGATAGCATCTTTAGTTGTATATGTTGAAAAAAATACACCAGGAGCATTAAAAGGAATAGATATACTAGGTAAAGCACTACCTTCAGCTATAGTATTTACAGCACTATTTACTTTAAATTCACCTGCAAATTCTGATTTAGGACCTTGAGACATTTCACCTAAAATGTCCATATATGCTCTTTTAGTATCTATAGGATTTTTAGGTACTTGATTTGATGTAAAATTTAAAGTTCTATCATCACTTACTTGGTAAGATTCTCTGATAGGTTGTTTATTAGAGCGAACTGCTTCAAGTAAAATATCTTTTAATTCATCTTGAATTGCCTCTCTAACTGCGTCTTTAATAAGTTTTTTTAATATGTCAGTTTTCATCTATTATAAATATTTAATTAATAAGCTTTTAAATCATTTGAATCAATAATTAGTTTAATTTCATTAATTAAGGTTTGAGTATCTGTGGAGAATGTTAAAGGAGTTGATAATAAAATTATGCCTTCTTTATTTTTAGCAACTGCTTTTCTTCTATTAACTGTAAAAGAGTATGGTTCTTCTACTATTTCTAATGTAAATCCCTTATAAGTTTGAGTATTATTAATATTATTATTAATTTCATTATTTACTTTTTCTAAATCTAATAATGTAGGAGATAATGGAACTAATAAAGCATCTGGGGCACATTGTTGTAAATATTTATCTATTGAATTTAACATAGATATTATTTTTAATAAAACAACATTAATAGTAGCTAAAGCTAAAGTAACTGATGCTAAAGTAGCTGTTAATTTAACCAATCTATTAGTTGCTTCTTCTTGAGCATCTTTTAAATCGTTTAATCCAGTAGCAACAGATCCTGGGACTCCTGGAGGTGCGGGGATGAATTTACTTGCTATTGAAATAGCTAATCTAGAATTTTTAAGAGTAGCTACTAAAGTAGTTACTACTCCAGCTATTAAACTTATACCTGCTAAAATTTTTGTAAAAGTATCAATAATT